TTAACAAAATCTTTAGGCAAAGTGATTTTAGCCAACTTAGGCAAATCAACCTTAATATCGCCAAAATTAAACAATCGCCGAATAGCATTAACACCGACCATCAGCGTATCAATAAACTTTTGAAACCGCTCATCAATCCAATTAATCGCTCCATCCCATGCCGATTTTAAAAACTCAGTAATTTTGCCCCAATTGTCATAAATCAGCGGAGCAAGCAAGGCAATCCCCTGCACAATCAACATCAACGGACTAGACCTCAGCAACTGCATCAACACCCGCAAACCCAACGCCGCAGCCAAAAAACCCAACTTTAAACCCACAAAAGAAGCCGACATTTTAATAACCGTCTTAATCGTCGCCCCGTTAGCCTTAGCCCACACCATCAACTTGCCCGACAAATCATTAAATTTATTAGCCAATGCCTTAAGCTCAGGCGCATAAGCCTCCGCTATCGCCACCATTGCATTAACAAAAGTACCGCTAGCAGCATCCCAAATATTACCCAAAGTCCCCAAAGAATTAGAAACCCGTTGTTGCAAACTGGCCTGCTCTTTAAACTGGGCCACCACTTTGTCATAACCCCCTGCCGCAATAATCCCCGCCTTACTTGCATGTTCCTCGCTAAACAAATCGCCCAACATTTTAGACATTTGCGCCGGATTTAACTTTTGCAATTTTTCCAGATCATGCACCAGTGCAGGAATCGTCTTAAACTTACCCGCCTTGGTAGCCACGCCAATCATCTTTTTAAGACCCGTACCCGCGTTTTCTCCCTTAATCCCCGCTTGCGACAACAACGCAATCAGCGGCACTAAATCATCCGCCACGCTAATACCCTGCTGCCCTACCACTTTTAACGCACCGGCCGACTGAGACAACGCGTATTGCAAATCCGTTAAATCAACCCCGACATGCAACGCCCGCTGCAAAGTATCCGCAAACCCCACCAAATCTTTATCAGCAATCCCCATCGAATTGCCTAGCGTACCAATCGCCAAAGCCGCAGACTCATAAGTAACCCCCAACTTACCGCCCACCACCGCCAAATAAGCCGTAGACTTCAACGCCCCATTCAACAGCGATTCAGTATTCATGCCCAGGGATTTTAATTGTGATGCCATACTCATAAAATCCGCCGTAGTCCCGGGCAACTGATTACCCAATTCCACCGCCAATTGACTTAAATTCTCAAACCCACCCGACACGCCGTCCTTATTCATCAGCGTATTTTTAAGTTGCATAGCCGCGTTTTCAGCATCCACAAACGCTTTAGTCGGTATAGCCAAAGCCGCGCCCAGACCGATCGCCATCGGCACACCACCGCGCCCCGCCGATTCCATGCTGCGCCGCCACTGCCCCATTACCCGCATTTGCGCCCGCAATACAGGCGACAACCGATCAACCGCCGTAATCAACGCTCGTAAATTAAACGTACTGGCCATTACCCCTGCTCCCCATTCACCGTCCCACTAATCCGCTCAGCCTGCCCGGCAAACACAAAAAACCGAGACAACGGCAACGCCAACACCTCAACCGGCGACATCTTAAAAAAATACGCCACCTCAAACGCCCCATCAACTAAGTCTGAGACGTCTCCGCCGCATCCCCAAAAAAACTCATCACCACCGTATTCAGCTCCGACAAATCGCCCAGCGTCAAACCCTTCAAACTGCTTGGAGGCACACCCGCCAACCGCGACGCATACTTAAGCACCACCCGCGCCTGAATCTGCAAAGCCGTACCGTTATCCGTCTGCATCACCAAAAACGGATAGCCCAAATCCGCCACATCATCAACCGTAGGCTCGCGCAAATCCAAAATTGCAGTCTCAATCCCGCCCACCGTAATAGGCTTAGCCAGCACAACCGCTTTAGTATTACTCATTGCCAAACCCCAGTAATGCCCGTAAATTCCAACTCAATTTCACCCTCTTCCCCATTCGCCCCCGACTCACCCTCCAGCCACGCACCGGTCAGCGTATAAATCTTGCCATTAGCCATTTCAACGGTAATCGTCATATTCGTTCCCTGCTGAATACTCGCAATCGGGAAATCATTAGTTAAAATCGCCGTCACTTTTATATATTGCCGTTCCGCCATTTCCTTATATCCGGCATTGCCTGCCAACCCCATCACCGTTTCTTTTTTAGTCGGCGCCAAAGCGCATTCAACGCCGCCCTTAACTTCAAGTTGCGACCCATCCACTTTAATGTAACAAATCCCCGCGACTCTTCTTCCCATTTAACACCGCCCCTAATATTGCAATCTAAACTGATTAAGCACCGCAAACACCCGCAGCTGATTGACATAATCCGGCGGAAACAGCACGTTTAACCGATTAACGTTGGTTGCATCTCGCTCCACAATCAAATACGTAATAAATATATCGCGGTTTTCTACGATGCCCGCCAACACCAACTGATCATACGCCGCAATCAACTCACCCCTAATTACCGCCGGAGTCACTATCGCACTGCCCGCACTAAACCGCGTACCGTCATTGGCCAATTTATGCCGAGGATACTTGCTCGTAATCGCCGCCGCCAAATAGCGCAACACATAAGCCGCAGTATGCAACGTTTCGCTATCCAAATACGCAACATCAGCCTGACCAAATTTATTTAACTGATAAGTCGTAATCGCCCGCTCAATCTGCAACTGCCCCGCTACCACCGCGCTAGTAGCCACGCCATTGTTTAACAGAGTGTTTCGTTCGCTATATAAGAATTTTTTGCCCGCCCTGGGAGCAAGCAACCCGGTCAACTGCCCAGTTTGAGTCGGTCTAGCAGGGTCAGCCGTAATAAACACCGCATTACGGCCGCCATAACTCGCCGCGTACTCCCAAATTGGATTAGGGCAATCCACATCAACCGCAGCAACCGTATGGTGCGGATCATTAACCGCACCCGCCCCGAACGCCGTCACCAACGCCGCCGAGGTACCCCGTTGAGCGGTATAACAATGGCCATAAATTTGCCGCGAATAACTCCACCGCCCCGCACTATCGCCATATTCCGTCGCAAACAACGCCAACGTCGTCGCGTCAGAAAACGGATGCATCACAAAATCATAAGGGTCATCACCCATAAATGACAAAGACGTTAACGACGTCGCACCCGTACCCGCCGACAACTTACCCGTATTGCCGTTGTAATTTAACGCCACCCCATAATTCGTCGGGTTTTGCTCACCACCTGCCGCACCCCTGAACGTATCCACCAAGGTTATATCATTACCGATCGTGCCTTTCCACAACGCCGTCAGCGTTACCGTTCCAGTTGTAGACGTAGCGGTTACGGGCAAATCCAATAACGCATTAACCGCCGCAGCAATATTAGTTGCAATCGTTGTTGCCGTATCCGTCAACGCCACCGGCACACTCACCAACTGCCCAGCAATATACAAACTCAACGCAAACGCAGCGGTTGGCGTAGCCGTCACCACAATCGTACCCGTCGCCGCCGCACCCGTAGAAGCCTGGGCAACCCCCACGCCCCACACCTCACCGACTGGATTAACCAACCTGAACATCGCATACATCCGCGCAATCACCGACCCGCGCCCATACATGCTATTAACCTGACTTTGAGAAGTCAGCAATTGCGGAGTCAAAACCCCCGACATCGGCGCAGTCGGATTAGCCACCCCAATCAAAAGTGAGCGCAAACTCTGAGCCGTATACGGAGCAGCCATACTGCTATCCATTTCCGCATAAAACAGCGGAACACGGATGCCATTCCCCGCCGGAATATTATTAAAAGGTATTGTCATTATTTAATCTCGAATTAAGGCAAAATGCCTGTTTTTGGAATAGTTGTCACCACATCAATAATTGCATCGGGGTCTGCAACCGTCATACCTACATCAAATGGCCGATTTTCCGACATAGTTACCCCGTCAAAATGCGGATAACCCGCCAGCTCGCTATTTTGCCAACCATCCTCCGGCGTAATCTCACGATAAGCCGCAAAATCATATTGATACCAAAGCCGCGCCCTATCCAACTCCAACAGATTGCCGCCCTGATACTCAATGCCCCGATAAATCGACTCATCCTCAAGCCCATCTGGCTGCCATCCCAACAACGCCGCCCACAACTGCGCCCGCACCGTATCATGCGCCGCATAAACCGCCGATTGCCCCCGCTCATCCGGCGTATTGTCAATCGCCACAATCACCGCAAACGACTCCAACAACGGCTGCCGGACATCATTCAAACTCATCCGCTCGCCCGGGTTATCATCCAACGGAATCACAAACGCTGCAGGCACAGCCAAGGTGCTGGATTCATCCAACCGCTTAAACTGCGCCGCCCCCGCCACGCGCCCAGCAAACAGCGGGCAATACGTCCGCAACTGGGCAATAACCAAACTTAAATTCATGCCTCAGAAATCGCGTTAACCAACGTGGCAGCAATCGCCAAACGAATTTCAGCCTGTTTATTATCCAAAGCCGCCACCATAAAATCTTTACGTGGCCGCAAGCCGCGCCGCGTACCCACCATCAAAAACGCCGGATAAAACTTAGGGCCCATTTCAGCCGTTTTATAGGGCATAATCTTCACATAAC